TGTTCGATTTACATTATAGTTAGTGGCCATTCATTAAACTCCTTATAAATTAATTAAACAATTCCTAATCTTGCATCGGCAGAATAGTGGACCTGGAGTGCATCCCCAATAGCGGTGCTCGCATTTCCATTACAGCTCACGCAAAAACCATTGGCGTTATTATTAAATGACGCCGTCATAGAGCAGTCACCCGTTACTGTTACGTCATAAGCCTGTGCGTTATTGTGAACAGGGTTATAGAAAGTAATGGACGGGCTAACGCGCATTTGTGATCCATAAAATACAGTCTGACTGAATTGGTTTCCGGTAGTTGTCGTTGTAGCAGGGAAATTTAAGCATCCCGTGTTGGCTCCGACTTCGGTTGCCGGTGCCGTTCCGATTGGAAAAGAGCTTCTATAATACCGTTGACATTCCCTTAGCACTTCATCCGGGGTTTGAGGCGCTGGAACAGTCGGAATGTCTCCTGGTACCAGAGAAATAGAATCAAAAATTACGCCTTCTGTGCTTGATACTGGATTTACTATTCCAACCACTATAGCAAAGAAATGTGCAGTAAGTGGTATGGCGGTTGTCGGAAAGTCCCAACCATTAAATCCAAATGACGGAACATTATTTGCAAGAGGCGCAAGTGAAAATGTTGCATCCCCCAAATTGCTTCTTGGTATTTCTACCCAGGTTCCATTTAATGTTGCGGGTTTTCCAGTTGATGATAATGTTGCAACTAAAGAAGCATTTGCGCCCATATTAGGCAAGCTATTACCAGTACATATCCATAGTGATATTGTACTTACTAATGAAGAGCTTGAAGTGGTTGCAGAAACATTTACAGATAATCTCCCTGTTCCCCCAATTAGCAGTTCCCTAGTTTGCGCCTGGTCAAGATATTGAATAATTGCAATTGAACTATTTTCAACCATCGATATTTGTAACCCAGTCGAACCAATGGTAGATGAACCCCTAGCAAACGTAAAACCACTATTTGTATTCTGGAATATGATTGTCTGGTCCCACACATAGTTTGAAGTGTTAGCGCCCGTAGCAAATGGGCCCCCAGAGCTTGTTAAAAATTGAGCAGGATTAGTCGGAAAGTCCCAACCTGTTAAGCAACTAGGGATAGGCTTATAAGCCAATAAAGGGAAGTAATAATTAAACATCTGGTCAATCTGACGATTAACTGGAGTCTGCTCATAGACTATCCCACTAATGTTTGATTCCAAGCCACACACTTGAATATTACTTAATGTCGTTGCAGCTCCCACAGGTAACGTAATTACAATAGTAGAATAACCGACATTAGAGTTAGATGTATTATTTGATGCTGGTAATTCTACTGTCGCATTAAATTCTTGATAAGTTCCCAATCCATTTGTGCCTGACAAAAGTTGAGTAATGGTTCCAGTTGATGGCGCATATGCAATGCTAGCGGAACTCATAGGTGCCAATAACATTGATGTAGCCACATATCCATTCGTACCGGATGTATCAGACCATATACCAGGATTGCTTGTTAATTGCTGGCTTAATGTTAGCCCTGATATATTAGCTCCCGGGGTTATGGTCAAAGAGTAAGGCGGATTTCCAGGATAACTCGATGAGCCAGTAATAGAGTTCTGTGCGATTGTTACGGTTCCTGTTCCGGTATATGTGATATTTATGGTCCAGCCGGGCGCAATTGCCACACTTAGTGACCCTGCTCCTGAAAATGAAATAACATCCCCATTCGCTGGAATAAATAATACTTCAGCAAATCCTGGGTTTGTCAGCATATTGCTGATGTTGTACTGACCGTTTAACGTGCTTCCGCCAGATGCAATTGCTAAATTGTAAGGCCATGCTTCTCTTGTGAACTGTTCAACACCGAAAGAGTTATAAACAGAAATATAATATAGCTGCAATACAGGTGGAGTTGATGTATCCCAAGGATAATAATATACAGCAATGTTGTTTCCGGTATCATCCTGAAATGTTCCAACTGAACTTAATACAATTGGATTGGGCAATGCGGAATAAGTATAGTTTGGAGGAGAGCCAGAAATCTCGTATACAAGTTTAGGAGTTGTGCGTGATGCATCTTCCCAGAAGTAAACTAAACCACCCGCGAGAGGAAGCCCAGTGTCTTTATCAATGAAAAAATCTTCCAGTTCTGGGCCTGTTACATAGAGTGGATTTAAGGCCATAATTTAAACTCCCTTAAAGATGTAGCTGCAATTCCATTTATACAAGTATATGCACTTTTCGAAAGAAATATTTGCATTTTTTTATACATATGGTATACTAAGTTAGTTGGGTAAGAATATAACGAGGAAAAGAAAGTGGAGCATATTAATACGCTAAAGACATACAAAAACTTAATAGCTTCTGGTGTACCAGAACAGCAAGCTGAGGCGCACGTATATGCACTAAATTCAGGTTTCGATTCTGCAGTGACAACCGATGTGTTAACTACTGCTTTAAATAAACTTGAATATGACCTAAAAATGTTCTTCGTGTATTTGGTTGCAGGAACTTTGATAACTCTTCTTTTGTTCCCTCTAATATCTAAGTGGGTGGTATAAATGAGCCATTTGAACACATTAGAAATATATGATGCATACATACGCGCTGGTGTCGACCCGATAACAGCACGATCCATGACAGACATTCTTGAAAATTCATTCATGACTAAAGTTAACGATTTGGTTAAAGATTTTGCTAGCAGTAGAGTTATAAGTGTATTCGGGTCAATCATAATAATAATAGGTGGATTTACACTTGCACGAGTGTGGGACTTATCACACGAAATGACAGAAGTTAAATACCGATTAACAATAATTGAGGAGAAAATAAAATGATTGGTATAATACTTTTCACAATAAGTGCTGTGTGTTTTATGGTATGGCTCACGCTGAGCGTTATTGATAAAGATATTTAATTTCATAAGAACAACTTTGCAAGCCCGGTTAGACCTATCGACCCCCCAGTACCCCATTTACCTATTTGTTTGGCTGTTTCATTTGCGCCTATCTCTGGGAATAAATGCATTAGCTCAGCTCTAAACTCATCTTGACCTTTAAGTCTTCCCCCCAAGTCTGCTGGTAAAAGTTTTCCGGCGAGGCTCTTTTTTATAAGCCTATTTTCAGAATATGGGATAACATCTTTAGCATAGCCAGAATCAATTTTTTTCATTTGACCACTTAAGCCGGGATTTGAAGACTTTTTTAAAGCCCGGTCCATAGTTCTTTCTATTTGTTTCTGCGTCTTATTTAAAGATTTTATTGCATTGGTTTTATATTTAGATTTACCGCCTTTTTCAAAGGACCTAGCCAAAGATCTGACCTCTTTACTGGCTTCATGAGCATTTTTAAGTGTAGGGTTCTCAAGAAACTTTGAAAACATTTCCCTATTTTTTTCTGTAGAAAATTTCCTTACGCTACCTGTATCTACTTTTGAAGGGTCTAACTTTGAAACACCAGCATCCTTTGCCTCTTTAAAAAAACCAGAGTATTTTTCATTATATAATCTTTTGGCAGCTTTAGTATTCTCAATAACCTTTTTTCCAACTTTTGTATCTGTCCCAGCAAAGGCATTTTTTATAAAACCGGCGGTGTTTTTTGGCGCATTATAAACAGCCTTTGCTGCTCTTGGAATTCCTTTAACCCCTTTTAATAGCCCCTTGGCTACACCAGGTATCGCACCAGTCGCGCCACCAATAGCGCCGCCAGTCAAGGCATTCTCTAACCTCGATTCTTCTGGGCGCGCATATTCTGCACCACCTCTTGCAGCTCCAGCGCCTGCTCCACGCAATATCTGTGCAAGGATTCCGCCACCACCAGCAATTGATGGGGCTGCTAATGCGCCTTCCCCTAACAGGGAGCCCAGCAAAGCTGACATAGGGTTCTGACGTTCTGATTGTTCATAGGCCCTAGCTCTTCTACCAGCAACATCCTCTGAACCCCTCCTTAAAGAATCGGGAACATATCCATTCTCTAACGCCGGTTGCAATATGCCATGAGCTAGCTTTTCGAAAGGCTTATTAAATGCGGTTACAGCAGATTCCCACATAGGTTCTTGTCGCTCAGGCTGCTGTTGGCTCCCAACTACTTCCCAACCACTATAATCGTTGGCTTGGGACTGCTGTGGTGCACGACCTTGCGCTTCATCAAAGGGAACTAATTCCCATCCACTGTAATCATTCATTTCATTAACCCCATTCTCATGGCCTCTTGAAAAGGAATAGTTTTAGTCTCACCAGTTCTTGGATTTCTGATAGTGACCGTAGCAGGTGTTCCTTGCATGGATTGTTCTTCAATTGGAGGTTGCATAGCGCCTTGTTCCGCATTAGTTAATGCCTTAGAAATCTTAGCTGCCTCCTGCTCCTCAACTTCTTCCTTCCCTTTGTAGGGCTTGGTGCTCTTTAGAGATTCTGTATATGTTTTCAATTGCTTCGCAATGATTGCGCGAGATTTTTCAATCTGCTTTCTCGCCGCTTCTGGACTCAAATTTAATGCGCTTGGGTTAGATAACATCTGCAAATGCTCTCTAACTTGTGGTGTAATTGAGTCACCAAAGAATTGTCTTAATTCCGATGTTTCATATTCACTCGCAATTAACGCTTCTTTGTACCTCAAATATTCTTCTGATGGGTTTCCAGCCAAATCTTTTGCCTGCTCATATTTTAATTTTATTGCGCCTTTAGGACCTGAATAACGAGTTATATCATCTGTATTTAAAGCGTCCATAGACTTTTGTAGGTTAGATGCTTGTAAGCTTTTATCACGAGTCTTAACATCGGTAGAGGTCTTTTGAATTTGCAAATCCAATCGCCCCATGTACTCTTCTTGTTGTTCAGGAGTAAGCTCTATGCTTCTATTACTGCCAGGAAGAAATCCTTCTTCCACATCATTTCTCTCTAGCATCAATTTTGCTAAACCACTTGGAGCATATTGTTTTTTTCCACCGCCAGAACCGCCATCTCTACCATAAGATGCTTCGGTTCTTGCCCTTCTTGCCAACGCCTGTGACATCAAGTCCTCATGGCGCGCTCTTTCGTTCTCTTCAGCATACTTAGCCTTTGCGCCGCTAATAATACTCTTGTCTTCTCTTTCTTGGGGTGCGTACTGCGCTTCCAACATACGCTTCATCATGTCTCTTGAGCTTGTGTCGGCTTGTAAGGGCTCAATTCCTGCAAAGTTATTGTAGAACACGATTAAAACCTCCTAAATCTATTAGGTTGCTGTCTTTGGCTCGTGCCTTGGTTCATTCCTTGAATGCCGCCAAGCAAGTCACTGATACCCGATATAACATTGCCGCGCTGCGTTTGTTGGTTAGCATTGTTCTGTCTGGAACCTTGGAATGCAGCTCCTGCCATCTGATTCTGATTACCTGCGAGAATTTGAGCCAATTGTTCAGCGGCCCTGAAACTTCTATCCGCACTATTCTCATAGTGATTAGCTTGTCCCGCACCAGCTCGTTCTCTTCCACCAAACCTTTCGTTTTGCGCGCGTTCTTGCCCGGCTAGTTGGTTTCCAATATATCTTTCATTACCGCCAATCTGTTCTGACTGGGCGCGTTCTCTGCCGCCAAGCAGTCTTTCCATTCCTTCTAGACCTTGATTCTGTACCCCAAGGATATTGCTTAAGTACTGCTGAATGTCTTCTCCCATTAAATCCTTCGCGGTCTGCGCTTGATTCTCCTGGTCAAATTGGGTTCCTGCAAAGCCACCAGATGCTGCGCTATTTCTCTGTGCGCCTAATGCTCTTTTTTCTTTTAGGGAATAACCTTTAGAGGGCTGATATCCTTTCATGATTCTATCGATAAACTCTATTGGATCCTGTCCCATACCTTCATATTGGCTCTTATAGGGTGCATCAGCGTAGAGGTCTTTATATTTATCGTATGCATTTGGCATTCCCGCATAGAGATCTCTATGCTCATTTGAATACATATTATTAAGCTTGTCCCACTCGCTCTTGGCCAAGGCCTGGTTGGATTCTCCCATACTCACATACGGCATTAGCCATTTCTTAGCCTCCTCGCTACTGCCTTGCATATAAGGCATCGCAGCATCTGCTGGATTACCGCCCCCTTTTCTTCCGCCGCCAACGAACGAAGACGCTAAAGGAAGTGCTGCTTTCGCTAAACCTAAAAATGAACCAAATCCCATTTCTAATTACTCCTTATGGAAATGAAGCAGTCGTAAACTTTACGAGCGCCCCTGAAATTAATCCTACATAAACTGGTGGCGAATGGTCAGTGCAGTACCACAGAGAACCATCCGGGAAACTTGGCGCTATCTGTTGAATCTGCGCTGACGTTAATTGCGGAACCTTCCACCCATCGTCACTCAAATTAAAGCGAAGCGACTGATTAATCTGTTCGTTATAATTTTCCTGGTTATCGTTTTTAATGTATGTTGGAAAATATGCCATATAAACCCTAGTAGATGTCAGTAAAACCATTGCTAACAACAAAGCGAGAAAGTCCCCAAAACCGTAGCTTGTAGGTAAGCGCATTGCAAAGTCCCATCCCCTCCCAGTTAACGATGTTCATTCTCTCACCGGCTGGGTTTAAAAGCCTTGAAACAGTGTTGCTCCAAGTCACCCCACCGTCTCTTGATAATGTCATATCAACCCTTGGCTGATAAGGAATTGGCTCATCACTAAAACCCTCTTCAGCCATTTCTACTCCCCACTCCGTTAGCATTACTGCTTGTGGTGGATTAGTGAAGTTTTCAGTAATCATTAGCTGGTCCAAACCGAGCAGAGATGCGCCCGTAACATTTAAGTCTTCTCCCTGTTCCATTGTAAACACAAAAGAGTTGGCTCTGAATTGCGCGCTGTCTTCTGCCCTAATTGTGTCGCAAATCCTAATTCTTGGTATCTCAAGGTTAAGTGCTGGGTTTTTGGGGCCTGTCTGTAAATTCTCATTGTATGTAGTGTAATCAGTTGCTGATATATACAAAGAGGCAGTATTTAAAGATATGAAATACGTCTCACCTTGAAAGTACACATAGTTTCTAGCTGGATGGTAGTCTAGGTTCGCATCGCTTAGGTTGAAAAACTTTTGTGTGTTAAAGTCATATATCAGCGTAAGGTTATCAGCCTCATTATAAAAAGTTAACTGATAAAATAGGTGCCCGTCTTGTCTAAAAAACATCCCCGTAGATTGCATTGGATACTTTATCTGGTCTAGCTGATAGTCAATGCCGTCCGTAGAAATCCTGGTGAATCCTTGCCCCGTGTAAGTCATAATAACCGGCGCGTTCTTTTCGTTAATACCAAGCCATGCAACGAAGTTATCTGAATCAGAAATTGTAGATACTGACACGCATCCATAATCGACATTGATCGTACTATTTCTCTGATAGTTTTGAAGACCGCCTACCTGCGTCCATATTTCGCATACGGTAGAACCCAACACCAATACATTAGCACTTTGTCCAGGAAGACGAACTACCGCCAAAGCAAAGTCCGGCTTAGTCTGTAATGCAAACTGCCCGGGGGTTGCCTGAACTATAGTAGTCTCAGTAGAAAATTGATAGGCATACCAAGCAGCGCCATTCGAAGTCGTATTTGCGTTACCAAACAAGAAGTAAGTATTGTGAAAGCTCACATAGTTTGGAATAAGATTCCCAAGGCCCGTCTGTATCGTAAGATTCGGGTATCCAAGGGAGTAGTTATAAATATAAACATTAACGCCATCAACAAGACAAATCTGTGCATTAAGGTTCTCGTCAACAAATACCTCGCCTGTTTGTGTGGTTAGCATACCAATATACGTTACAACAAACTGCGCACTAATCTGGTAAACGAGAGAACCTACAACAGCAATCATTATTTTACCGCGAGTACTAGAATATACTACGCGTCCTTCCCCAGACGCCAATAGCTGAATGACTTTTTGATAACCTGGAGTATTGACGAGCCAATTATCGGATATGAACATGTTGTAGGTTTTTGCGGACGAGATTTCTTTATATCGGCCGAATGAGGAATTGCCGACGACATTTACAGGTTCTCGTTTTGCATTGGGCGTTTCTCTCATTTATGGTAATTCCATTAACATTCAAAAACACTGATAAAATCAATCATATGGTCCAACCATGCCCAATATTTACTTGTCCATAATTAATGCTCGTCTGACCGCTTAATGTACTAATCTTACCAATACTCATATCAATCGGACTTGAGTTCTTGGAAATCATTTGCTGGTATTGTAATAATTGCTTCTGCGGGCCAGGCGGCAATATAAAGTTATAAGCGGTGCATAATCTATCAGCCAACCTATATTGCAAATAATTAATATAAAAATTATCAAGTTGCATCGCATAGTAGTTTTGACTCAATGGGCCATTTGTAGTTTGAAAATTCGTAAAGGTTAAATTATTGGAAGGTGAGTTCTGCCCTGCAGTCACGACAGTTAACATGCTAGTTGTATTATTAGTTAATACAAACTGTCCAGTCGAAACATTTGCATAAACGCCTGGAATAATTCCTGTATTAATGTAAGCAACCAATGCGCCAGGTGTTGAATAGGTTCCAGCTAAGTCCACTCCGTTGATAACTAAACTTCCCGTTACGAGATTACCAGCCCCGTTTATTTGTGGGACACCAAGATTAGCAACCGCTTGTGGCGACTGCAAGTCTTGATATAGGGAAACTTGTTGGAGAGAGAACCTTCCCGTAATCTCCATCGGATACTGCTGGTCTGGGAAGAAGTAAACAAAAAGGTTTGACCCACCATAACACCTTTCAACGTGCCAATTAAATGGTAATGAAGTTACATTTTCTGCTCGTCCTGAACCAAAATATTTATCTTGGTTCACTTTACGCATTTGATACCTAACAGACTGGATAAAGAATGTCAGGGTTTCAAGATTCGTAAGATTCGGTATAAAGTACATCTCTTGATCAACAACCGCCGGGAACTTATATGAAGTCGTGAAATACGGAATCATATCCGTCTCAATGGTCGTATCCGACAATATCTCGTTTAACTTAAAGTAGCCGGTTTCTTCCTGGTCTCCAGCCACAGTTTGAAACTGGCGAGAAACTATACCGGAGGTATAAAAACTTTCAGCTATCAACTTTGTGACTGGATATGCCATGGAAAATTCCCCTTACAAAGTGTCTTGGAACCCAATAATATCAATTAATACAGCGGCCGAGGTGTTCGATACGTTGTAATAAATTGCTGTTGCTGGAGTCGTGGAACATGGGCAAGACAGAACTTCAGTTACTACAGCGCTTGCAGCAGCATTGAATGTAGTATTGTAGTTGGTTGCTGTTCCCCTAGCTGTCGAGGACGCAAAACCAGAAATTAAACGAACGCTTCGTGCAGCACCAGCATCTGCTGTTAACGTACAAGGAGCATATACCTTGCGCGCAGTTACAGGGATGATGTTAGTCAAAACTACTGCCACATAACTTGCAGAAGCACCAGCGGTAATGTTACTTGCAATCGGGGTCACATAATAAAAGTCGCTTCCAGATTGAACGAATTCTAAAATGTTCTTTGAACCGTCAAGCAATACACTTCCAATACGTCTAAACATATCATAGCCAGTCGGTAAAGCAGGAGCAGTAAAGCTCAAGGACATTAGAGTCTGTGCAGGTTGGAATGTTCCGCCGGTTGATGCATCAACATTTACTGATGGATCATTAGCTGTTGAGTTTCCAATAGCATAAACAGCATAGATTGTGCTAGCTGCTAAAGTGCCTTGGTCTAAACCATTAACACCACTAAGCGCAGTGTTTAGAGTGACGCCAGTAGTTAGATTAATGTCATTAATATTTGTTGAATCCCTTGCCTGACCAGTAGCAACCGCAACAGTTGTAGTAGTGAGGTAGGACATCCCAAGGCCGTTAATATAAAGCAAGCCTTTATTAACCATTGGATAAGTAGGTTGAAGTGCCATATTTATGTTTCCTTTAAGTTAAATCTTTCGCAGCCCCCAACCACAAAATATGATTGGGGGAACCGATTTAGTTACAGAGGCTGGATTATAGCCATCGAATATTCTGGGACTAATGTACTGCCCCAAATACAGTCGTGAATCATCCCCATTTGGTTTTGTCCAAAGAGAGTACCGTAGTACATCCGCATAGACACACCAGTTTCTGGGTCATTTTCATTTGCTGTTGGGAACGGCACTTGGTCTGGTAATCGTGGCATTGCTAAAAACAGTGGATCACCAGCTGTAATCAAGCCAGACCTATGAGATGGCAATACAGAAACCTGCATACCAGCTTGGATTTGGCTTGTTAGGTTTTGGTCATTGGTTTGCGCTGCTTGAAGCAATGGATAAATACTAACCGTTACCTGCGAACCACCAGTTGAAGCAGCATTAGCTGTTGCTTGGAACTGCACAGGGTTAGCGGATGGCTTGTGGCCAATAAAGGTTAGATATCTAATGTTAGGCAATCCCGATACACCATCATTAAACTGGAACTTATCATACTGCAGAACAGAGTTTGCGTCTGATGCGGCATGAGTACCACTAAAAGTAATCGTGTCAATTTCACCATTTGGTCCGTTCTGTGTGAATGAAACTACCGTTAAAGTAGTGGCATTTTGACCTTCAGAACCCGCAATATGAACTGGAAGTAAATTTGACTTATACCAATCGCAATCTGAAAACTCACCAAGTTCCCATGAGTTTGCAATCCTGTTATTTCTGTCTAATGCGAATTGATTCAATCCTGAACCAACGATATTAGGAACAATAGTATCGCCAATATAAGCTTTAGCACGACCCATAGCTGAACCGTAGTTGCGGAATAGCGCTAATGCATTAGCTAATTGTGTATAGCTATTGATTGGATTAACGCCATCACCATAGAATCTGTAAGTATTAGTTACACAGTTCTGAGCAACGTTTGATTCAATCTGTGCTCCAATTTCTTGGATTGCAGATTTACCAAATCTACCCATGTATTCTTCAACGTTAAAAATAAACTGTTGAGAAGTGAATGCATAGGAGGTAGATACAGCATTTGAGCAGGTAAGAGTCTGAATTCTTTGGTCTGCTGGTTGGAAAGATGCTACCAAGGAACTAGTTGTAGTAAATCTTGGGGGCAAATCGAATCCAACAACATCGCCTAAATTACCGACTAATTTTTCAAAGTTTTTAAACTTCTTATTTGAAGTAGAGACGAAACAGTTCAAGTTGTCCAAAAAGGCAAGGTTTGCCATTTGGTATGTCTGCACTTGTTGCAGAATATTTGCTGGAATTGACATAAGAATAATCCCTCAACCTAGAGTTAATCCAGGCGAAGAAAGGGCGAGATATCAAGAGTTTAGTCTTAGCCTCTCAGCCAAGGTTGGTTCTTGTAGTCTTTAATAGTCATCTTGCCGCTATCTGCGCCGACCGATGAAGATTTAAGTCTAGACAAAGGAGCTGGAGCATTAACGTTAGATTGCTTAGCCTGGACGTTTTCGGCTATCGATTTTGATAGCTTATCTAGTTGCTTCTTCGCCATTGCGGGTGAAGTTCTGGCCAGAGCGTCTATTTCAAGCAACTTGGAGGGATTTTTAACCAATTCGTACATGACTTCTGGCGTATTTTCCATCTCGGCTGCAAGCATTACGGCATTGGGGAATTCTGCGGGTTTAAAATCGCCCATGATTTCGTTATAGTCTTCGAAATTAGGAGAACCAGCTTTCATCTTTAAATGATACTGATTAGCCTTGTCTTCGTAGAAACGTTCTTGGGCCTGCTTTTCCTGTTCATCACGATGTTTCTGCACCTCACTAAGAAGTCGGTCATAAACCTGATTGGATAATGCTTCCGGGTCAAACCCTTCCGTACCACCCTTAGATTCTGCCTTTACCTTTATAAGTTCTTCTTGGTGCAATGCTTCCATCTCCTGACGAGCACGGTCCGCCGCACGAGCCTTTTCCCTTTTCACAATATCGTTGACTTGAGCTGTAGTCAGTGTTTTTTCACTGGCTGCGTCACTAAAGTCCCCTGTTGCTGCTATCTCTTTGTCTTCCATAAACCCACTATTACCCCGTGACGGTAGAACGCCTCTTACGCAGAGTTGACGACCATTTTTCCCCATGGCTGGGTGAAATCCTTGGTGTGTAGATACACCTAGTAACTATACTTTAGGATGCTAAATAGGAATTGTCAAGGGCTACTTAGCCTTAGTATTCGCCCTTCCTTTTAATACGCCTTTCTTCCCAAGTACCTTATTTGCCTTGGCTTTAATCTTGGATGCTTCTGATTCTGATAGTTTACCCTTAGCAACCATTTGGGTTGCACGCGATTTTGCATTCGCGGCGTGAGATTTATCTTCGATTGGAAACTTTCTCTCGCCAGGTTCTGCAAATTTAGACTTCGGTATCTTCTTGCGTGCTGCTGCTGTCAGTTTTGTCATTTAAGTTCTCCTCAATTAACTCTCACAATATTCCTGTAATTACTCCGGCTTCTTACATTGGTGTATATGACAAAACCTGCATATACCACCCTCATCCCAGTCATCCTTATCTAAAAAACAACGTGGGATTTTATACCCGACTTTTTTAGCAAACTCATAATGTTCTGGCAATCTTTTTGATCTGGGCCATATGTCAATAAATTCAAATAGCCCGCGCGCCTCAGAAATCTCACATTCCTTTAATTTTTTCAATCTCTGCTCTTCGAGCTCCCCAAAGCTAAAGTATGGCATTATTCAATAATCTCCACACTAGCATGTTCTTTCATCTTATCCGCAACTGCCATTGCAGCTTCAATAGCAGTACGTGCATTTTCACTGTCTTGTTTTTCTTTTTCCATTATCATCTTCATTTCAGATTCCATTAAACCTGCCTGAGTCTTCTGTTGCAATAGCGCTAACTCAGCTTGATTCTGTTGGATTTGAGCCATGGCTTGCATGAACTTAATGTTCGTAAGTTCTTTCTCATTGGCTAGCTTCGCAGCAGAAATAGAGGTGTCTGCTTCTAACTTCTGGGCCTGCTGCTCTATCTTGGCCATTTCAATTTGTTGGACAGCTTGAATCTGTGCAGTCGCGGGGTCCTCTTGGTTTTTCGCGGCTTCTGCTTGGGCCTGCTGAGCTTCTTGTTGTTGCTTCATGAACTGAACGCCTTGCGCCTTAAGACCCTCAATTCCACGTATATCCATGTTATCTAGAATGGTCTCAAGGCCCATTGTATTTATAAACTGAGCAAACAATTCACTTGATTGCATCATTCTAATAATCTGATCGAGAGCAACTTGCTTTTGTACACCCGAGCTTACACCGGCTTCAACCTTAACCTGCAAACTATTGGGGTTATAATAAAGGTCTACGCTCATGGGATTGTCTTCGTGATTAATAATCTGATAAGAGCGTTTACCATCCTGCGTCATGATTGGAAGGCTTCGAGGCGTCACATAATACTTAGGAATTAAATCTATTATTATCTGCGCAATGCGGTTCAATCCCTTTATATATCCCATAAGATAGGGTATGGCGGCGGCATTAGCCTGCATTGCTCCTTGCTGGATAGCAACTCCTGATATTTGCTGATCGTTGGTTCCAAGGATGGAATCGTAGGTCCCCAATATTGTCTGCGTAACGGTATCTGTTCCCATGAATGTAGCAGATACAATTTCTGGAGTTGGTGTTCGCATGATTGTTTGTGGGGGCGGGAGCGGAACTTCCGGGTTATCTTTATAAAAGGCATTATAAACAATGTTCGAAGGAACCTGCATATTTTTGTACGCATCCGTGTACTCCTCTGGTATGGATTCTGCAGACACAATAAATTTATGTTGAACCATGTTTTCAATTTCTGCAGCGACGGTTTGACCAGAGAAATTCTTTAATTGCTGGACTCCTTTTGCATGGTATACAAAAGGCCTCGTCATCTGTTGAGATGCTCCATTTTCAGTGGAACGAATAAAAACACTGTTCCCGTCTATAAATACTAAGGGTAGATATTTATAACTAGTTTCCTCATGCGATAAAACCCTATCCCCTGTTACAAGATATCTGTCTATAGATTCAATTACGGAATCTCGTTCAGATATTATAATAGGACATTGCTCAATAAATCTTTTAGCGTTATACATTTCAACGAATTCATCATAGTGTTTCTTTAATACAACATGACCATTAGAAAGTTTAACAATTTTTTCTTTCTTTCTCTTCTTAACGAAATAATCTGCAACTAAAATTATTTCCCTGTCTTGGTTTACGTAGCTCCAGTTGAACCCGCCAATGTTCTGCGAACGTTCAAATTTCATCTTATCGGCAGACCCCTTCCCGAATTGCTCCTCGAATTCTTCTTTTGTCTTAGGTATTAATTGAAAGCAGTAGTTTCCATCTCCTTTGTGGGACTCTCTTGCCATAGGATCAAATCCCGTCATGGTGGGGTCGAAGGCTCTTTCGACCCTAATATTTTGCTCAAATGATAAATCATTAATATAGTCAGTATAAATATTAACGACAGAAAAACCGCCAGCAAGCAAATCAGAATAAATATTATATTCAAGGGAATCATTGCTAGCATCGAAGAATATCTCCCGTAAGTGGGCTTCTACTATTTGAAGAGTTTGTAGGAATTCTGGCGTCAACTCTTCTACTCTAATTCCGTCTGCAGCGCGCGTAGTAATACTCGGCTCCTGCTTTGCGAACTCGCCACGCAACCTGGATATAAGCGCCTCTAAAATATTAAATTCAATGCTCGGTTTCTGTAGTATATCTAGCTTAGTCTGGTCATCATCAGATAAAGAGGTCTCGAATACAAACTTCATGAATTCGTGGTACCTATTTACATTTTTTACGAAGTAATCATGTGAGGCCTGAACGTTTTTCTTTATTTCGTCTAATTTATCCTGATGAACTTGAGCTACCATGGTTATTTCCTTTTGCGTTGCATAGCCATTACTTTACGATTATAGTCAGAGGCTAGGGATTTCAATACGTTAGAAGACTGCTTGTTTTCTACAAAGGCTGAGGGAGGTAATGCAAATGTCAGACAAAGAGCGTCAGATTCGTCCGGAGAACGTATACCACGCTTCTTCATGTCCTCTTTCTTCTCCATCACTAATTGGGAGTTCGAGTTATATGTATAGCGGATATTGCAGATGTCCGCATGCAGAGAGTCGATATCTGGAATCTTACATGGGAAATCTTGGAGCCATTCAGACATGCTGCCCCACATCTCCGCGCGCTTATTAGAATATTTTTGGCTATTAATAGGTGATGAGCCGGAGTTGACGGCAACAATACGGTCGTCATTCGGCATTAGCTCTTTAAGGCGGTCAACTACCCCAGCACCAAGCCCCCCAACATCTATACAGATTTTGGCTGGCCTATGTCTCTCTATTAAAGAGTAAACAATCCCTGTCACTTCCATCGTATCCTTTTTACTGAAGCTTACTAAATCAAAGGCTACACGACCTTGCCTAAATATAATAGAGGTTCGGTCATCGCCAAAGCGGGCCGGGTCTACCCCCATGATGAGCGGGCCATACTTCTCTGCCACACCGTGCCTTGCTTTCATTACTATAGCTGAATCAATAAAAGAATTCTCGCCAGTTATTTTGAATGCTTCATTGGCATTGCACGGGTATTCCTGGGCGAAGGACTTCTCCCCATCCTGACCATTAACAGACAAGTCTATTATCTTGTATCGTCTCCAAGATATCTGTTCATCGGATAGGCCGTAAGTTTCTCTTAGGTTGTATTCAACATGGTTTAATTTAAAATCTTCAGGAACTTCTCTTATGTATTCTGTTTGCCAGAACCAAGGCACAAAAATTGCTATGAAGTCCGACAACCCCGCTTCCGCCTTCTGCCAGGTTTGATGAAAGTAATTACCAACTCCATTAGCGGTTGATTCTAATATGACTTCAGTTCCAGCCACATCCGGAACGGCTTGCAAGATTCCCTTGGCGTGGTCGGAAGCATTTGCCCAAAATGCACATTCTGATCCATGGAACAATTGAATAGTGCTGGAACGTCCAACAGATTTATTTTCAGCAGTTCCAATCTTGTAACCAGAATCTAACTGGTCGAATATTAATTCTTTAGAGTTGTTTGTGGATGCGCTTGGCTGAACAAGTCTCGGTGTATGCTCATAAAAACGCTTTGCCATCTTATATAAATTGTTAGTAGCATCTAATGCGTGCGTAAGAATAAAACATTGTGTGCCGAAGTTATGAGTTGTGATGTGATAGAAACGACCACCAACGAGCGTAGAGCATCCTTGTTGACGTCCTTTCAAAATTAGCGCTCTAACTCTGCCAGTTCTTCCGCGTTGCTCTTCTAATTTATCATGGATATAGCTCTGTGCTTTATTTAGAACAAATGGTTTTACTTCACCTTCCTTGGTTCTTATCTTGAGACACGTGGATGCATAGTGTTTAAAATCATATTTAAGGTGTTGGAATATCTCGATTTCTTCTTCTGTCATAATTTCATGTGAGATTTTTGTGTAATTTATCCTGCTTCATACGTAAAATTTCTATTGCCTCATCTAATATTAATTTAGAATTGTCTTGGTTAGGGCATTTACAATGCCAAGATCAGCATTCCCTAGAGCATGATCTATTTGCAGATATAAACACTTGATAGCTTTATCCAACATCTCGCGTATATCGGCGGCGCATTTACAGAAGTCGGATCCAACAATAGCGTTGATTAAACAATTATTGAGAATGTTTATTGCATGAAGACCTTTCATATTCGGGTAATTTTCGATGAGAGCTAAAATCTCGTCACGAATTTTTTCTAAATTCTCTTCAGTAATATCATTTTCATGGGGGGTAGATAAAATTAGTTCTTGTGGAATCATTTCTTCTTCAATGCCTGCAATTCTTTCTGTCTTTGTTCGTGAGTGAATGTAACGTTGGTGTCGTTAATTACTCTTTCTCCATAAATCTTAGGGAGAAGTTTAGCAGCAACCCATTTTCTAGTATCTATTCGCAATCTTGAGCGCGCTGCATATTCAAAATTGTATCTAACGCCATTTTCAGTAATCTCAGAATCCTGGGCGCTCTCATCGCTAATATCTATAATTTCTTCCGCTAACAATTCTGCTTGTACTCGCTTGGCCGTTGCGTACTGTTCCGCAAAGCTTGGGTTATTTAATCTCCATTCAAAAATAACAGTATGGCCTGGCAAATCAGGGTTTTCTCGGCATATTTTTCTTATTCCATCAGTGCAAGTAGACACCTTATGACAAACTTTATCCGCGAGCTCTTTTGTAAATATTGGAGGTCTTCCGCCAACATTCTTGGGCTTAGGCTGAGATTCCTTCTCACTTTTTCCCTTTTCCTTTGCCACTTTCTACTCCTTTTTTGATTGATGATTTAAGAGATGATACTGCGTCTTTTCCTTTTGGGATAAGCGCATCTGATTTAATCATTTTTTGTTTATCCATAATTTCTTTTGGTGTTTGGAATTCTGGCATATAGGTTTTTGGAGCAACAGCTTTTTCTTGTGGTAAGACGGCATCAAAGCTATGTTCTATTTCTGGAACTTTAATTTCTCTCTTAGGCTCCAACTTTTCTTCTTCGATCTTTCCCTTTCCTTCGCATTTTTTACAGTCGCCAATTCCCATGCCAATTTTCATGAGTTGTTTTCTTCCGAGACACGCATCGCACCTAACTAGCATAAGAAATCCTTTTTACTTCAAACCGACCAATAATATATTAGAGAAAAAAGCCACGGTCATTGCCGCTCCAATTATACGCATCCAAGACAAATCCTTTCTGATTTCAGATAAATCTATTTCTAGTTTGTCCAATTTTTCATTTACAGAAGAAATAACATCACCAATATAGTTTCCCATTGAGCCAAGTTGCTGAGCCTGAATACGTGCTTGAGCATCTGGCACTCCAGTTGCTACTAACTCATCGAATAATTGTAAAGTATCTTTGTATTGCATTTTTACCCCAATTAATCTTAGCCTAATACCTTAATAGTGTCAATTAATAGCTTTGGTTGGTGTTCCAATCGATGTCCAAGCTGCCTCTTCCTGATATTTAACCATTCTTAACATTAGATTGCCGCCTGATAAATAACCAAGGGGCTCTAGCATAAAACCCTCATACTTAGGCTTGATGAGTATCATATTTTCAGAGTTATCTATACCAGTTATTTCAAGATCTTCCAACTGCATGTTCGTTTTCCCTTTCAATTTGTTGTCTAAACCAAAATATAGCGAGCCCTTGTGGTGTGATTTGCTTATTTTTTGCAATTCTTAGAAGATTCTGATGAATAGCGATAGGTATTTTAATATTAAACTCTACTATCCTATTCTTATTAACATCGTACTTCTTATCCACGCTCAGGAAATTCCTTCATTATTTGTTCTTTAATCCAAAATCTAGCTAATGCAGACGTTGTCATTTCTCTTTGGTTTGCAATCTGGGTCAATTTTTTATGCATATGCATTGGAAGCCTAACACTAAACTTAGAATCGTCTTTTTCTTTCTCGGGTAATTCATTCATTATTTTTATCTTCCTCTTGACTTGTGTCCGCCTTTGTCATACACTGTCATCATATTCACATAATTCTAACAATTTTGCAAGGGGAATAACATGAGTACGGTAAAAAAAGAACAACCTACATACTTTATGAATATATACACGAAAGAAGTAGCTGATTATGAGATGTGGATTCAAATGGGCGAGAAACAAATCCAAGCTGAAATCCGCGGGGAACGCCTTGTAGAAGTTAGAAGGACTAAGACAAGAGATGAAAGGGCTGAGCATGGGAATTGGGTTGAGGTAGATATCGAGCCTAGGGGTTTTTTGCAAGATTTTGATAGATTCTTAGAAGAGAACGACAGCCAATATGCGCGCCATAATGAAGAATATAATAACGAGAGAGACCTATAAAATGATAGAGCCTGGCATATACCCTGACTTAGATATAGATGATTACCACGCATCTGAAGGTATTAGCTCTAGCGGCATAAGTCTTATATTAGACTGTCCTAGACGATATTGGGGTGAATATATAGCTAATGGTGGTCATCATCCCAAAGATACTGAGAAGAAACGCGAGAAGTTTATGCTGGGGCGCGCCGTGCATATGCTTGTTCTTGAGCCAGAGAAATTCGATGACCACTTCTATTATATGAATGAAAACGTAAACCTAGCCTCAAAGGCAGGAAAGGAAATGTATTTAAAAGCTAAGGAAACTGCTGGTAAGCGTCAGATTATACGTGCATCTGATTGGATCAACATTAACCATATGGCACAGTCTATTAAAGAGAGTCCCATTTGGAAGAAGATAAGAGAACCTAAGGTAGAGCACTCTATATTCTGGGATGGTGGAATATTTAAAACGAGACTTAGAGCCAGGCCAGATATGTTTACAGACAGGCTAATAATAGACGTTAAAACTACAGATTGTATAAGTAACTTTTCTAAATCCATCTACAGGTATGGGTATCATAGACAAGCAGCTATGCAAATAGATGGTCTAAAACAGTTGGATGGAAAGGAAAGATTCTTTGCATTCTTTGTTGTAGAAAAGAAACACCCTAACCTTACGATATGCTATACCTTAGATGAACAGTCTATTTCGAAAGGTAGAGAAGAATATCTTGATGGTGCTGCTATCTACGCCGAATGTCTTCGAAAAGACGAATGGCCAGGGTACGATTGCAATTTTCAGTTGATATCGATACCAAAATGGTCTGGGAAGAAAGATGACACATGACAAAACCCATGGTATAATGGAAGGATACAAAAATGATAGTTAATTTAGAACATCTATTTACAATATTTTTACTGTTTGTCGCTGCTGGATTCTGTATCAGCCTTGTTGGTGACGATGCTAAATTTAATAAATTATTAGAAATAGTTAAGCGTGTTATGACGCTCTTAGTTTATACAATAGCCGTTTATATTCTAATTCATTTTATGTTGAAACTTTGGTAGGAGCTTACATGTCAAACGAAACAGATATTGTCGCAATTAACCCTGGGTTCATGCAGGTAAACTCATTAGATGCCGCTATGGCGTGCGCTGAACTTATCTCTAAATCTTCCTTCTGTCCCAAGGGAATGAATGGTAAGCCTGGAGATATTGTAGTTGCGCTCCAAATGGGCCAAGAGCTTGGATTAAAACCCATGCAAGCACTACAAAATATTGCGGTCATCAATGGTCGCCCTTCTCTCTTCTGTCGCTACTCTGCTTGTTGTCCTCTGTCTCGTCGCGGTCCCCCACTCGTGCCTCCTTCGTGGTCTCACTGGACCCTCCCTTGTCTTGCGACGCTCTCGCGTCGGCTTCTCGCGG